ATCACCAATACTTTTTTCAATTCTGGCATTTGCTTCTTCAACTGCGTTAATTCGATATTCTTCTTGCTTGATTGCATCTTTGGTCAGCCTTTGCTGTTCTTTTAGTGCCTCTGCTTTTTCACTAAGCATTGTTATGCCCAGTAATTGCTCGATGATCGCTCTTTGATCATTTGCCCTCATACTGAGGAAAGGCTCTGTGTATGTGTTAAGTGCAACAATGTGCTTGAACATGTCATGACTCATACCAAACAGTTTTTCTATTTGTGCTTGAGTTTGACGATTCTCACCTTGTGCTTCGTCTTCGTCAACGTTCTGTTCGTTGACATAGTATTTAAGCACATTGGGCTTACGACCTCTTTCAATGCGATATTTTGTGCCTTCTACTTCAAAATCCAGTGTAACCAGCATACTTTTGCTGTTTGTTTTGTTTACAAGGTTATCCTTGCGTATGTTAGTGAGTGCGTTTCCATATACAGCATAACTCAGTGCATTGATGATAGTGGTCTTGCCTGTGCCATTACGACTACCATCTCCTCCTAAGTCTAAGTTATTGCCCAACACTAGTGTTAAGCCATTGTCAGTAAAACGCACAGACTGCGTTACATTACCAACACTCATAAAATTCTTTACGGTAATATTGTTAAGTGTAATCATAGGGAATTATAAATGTCTACAAGGATCTTTTTGTTTATCATTTCGCTGTCTACAGCGTTTAAACTATTGTACACTATCTGGTCTACATTCTCAACCTCGATATCGTCTACAACTTTCCAATCCTGTGCATGCTCTTCCTTTTTGCTAGGGATCAACGCTATTTCTCTAACGTTGTACTGTTGGCTGAAAGTTTCTTTAATAAAACTTGCTTCTTCGTAACTGATATTGATATCCAATGTAGCACGACAATATGTGTGTTCATTTAGAATCTTTTCAGGTTCATCTATTAGTCTACTCAGAGGCACAGTTCTGTAGCGTGGTCCTGGGTAATCAATATACTCTGGAACACCATTCCATTCTAACTTCATCATGCCTCTATCGTCGTCCCATGTGTCTGCATAGTTGTGACCAAACGGACTACCTAAGTAATGTACATTGCCTTTGGCTTGACGTTTGTGAAAGTGTCCACTAAACACATACTCTGGACCTTGTAGATGTTCTGCATTTAGACTACCGTGATCTGGCATTTCTACCATAGCATTCATTTTAAAGAACGGAAGTTCAAAATGACCAAACATATATCTACACTTGGTCTTTTGTAAATTTTTCCATTCATCTCCTACTAACCAAGGCACAAGTGCAACGTCATCTTGCACTAACATATCTTCAACTAGTGTAACATTATCAAACAATCCTGCATATGGTAAACTGTTCATATCACGTTTCTCACGATAGTATAGATCATGATTACCCATGATCATATACACATGTTTGAATGCACGACTGACTTTGCCTACATTTTCTACACTGTGATTGAGTGTGCTAACGTTTACACTTGATCTGTGATGATGCCAATCTCCAAGAAAGATGCAAGTTTCGCAATCTTCGCTTTGTTCAATGAACCAATCTACAAAGTCAGCACAATCTCGATTGTGTTGTTTGCTGTTGTTTTTGTTGCCAAAATGTATGTCTGTGAAACATGCGGCTCTATTAAAGAATGTCATGGGTCTCCGTTCAAAGAAGTTATAACTTCTCTTATACTACTGTCGATAATTGAGGATGTCAACCTATATGTTGAAGCCGTGTTCTTTGCGTTCTTTGTCGGCTTGTTCGTCCCACTTGGCACGTTCTGCCATTTCGTGTTCGATTTGGCGTGTCCAACTGGGCATTTGTCCATTTTGTTGTAGTAGGTCATCTCTAATGTTTTGATTACGCTTTTCCAAGTTCAACACTCTTGTAAAACTGTTGGTAACTGCGGCTGTGTAGTAAGCAAATGGGTTTTGACTTTTAAGTTCATTGAACTGTAGTCCAATTTGACTTAGTTGTAGCAGTGCATGACTGCGCATTTCATCTACATATGTATAGCCACGCCAGTTACTGCGCATACTGTAACGTTCACACAGTTTAATATACATCTTTGCTAGATTGTTTGTGATCTTGCCATGCTGTGTATTAAACTTTCCGTTATCAAATCCACCTTCCCAATGACTTCTAACACATTCTTTGAGTTCACCATTTACATATGCATAGTGCTTGAATGGAGGGAAGTTACATTTGCTGTGATGATCTGCTACAGTTTTAGGCTTGCTTTTTCTACCAGGCTCTAGTGGTACATGATCAAATGTCATTAATCTAAACACAAGACTTTTTTCGTCAATTGTGTCTGGGTCTACTTTGTGACTAATTTGTTTGGGTTTTTGACTAGCTTTACGAGCACCATCATACCATTCGTGGAATGCAGCTTCGTATGCTTGCACACTCAATTGATGTGCTCTATTTTCTTTAGCTAACTGTATAAATTCGGGATTATCGATATCTTCGATAGTTTCTACTATTACATCGAATCTTGCATACTCGTCATCTATAACACTACAAAAGGTAAGTTTACTTTTGTGTATCTCTTTGAGCATGTCTTTGTTGTTTAAATAATTTTGTTTCCTCATTGTAGTTCCTTATTTTCTATAGTATAATGTCAATAAACTAAGATGTCAATCAGTACGCATTTAATTCAGCTATAAATACATATATAGGAGAATCCAATGAGATATGTACAACTGACAGAAGATGTGGCTACGGATATTGCTGTTTTTTATGGCGGTAGATTTCAGCCTATGCACAAAGGTCATCATAAAGTTTATATGGATCTAGTGGAACAGTTTGGTTCCTCTAACGTATTTATCGCTACTACAATAGCCAAGAATGCAACACCTGAAAAGGATCCATTTAGTTATGAAGAGAAAACTGGCATTATGCAAAACATGTTTGGTATACCTGCTAAACAAATTGTACAAACCAGTCCATACAGACCAGATGTTAGTTTAACAGGCAAAAACCCTGCAAACACCGCAATTGTATTAGTGTTCAGTGCCAAAGACGCAGGGAGACTAAAAGGCGGTAACTATCTCAGAGATTATGAACCAGGAGCAGAAATGGTTCCAGGCGACCAAGCAGGATATATACTAGAAGTACCAATTCAAGAAGGTGGCATGAGTGCTACTGATTTTAGAAACGCAATGAAAAATGATAGTCTAAATGATAATCAGAAGATGATGAAGTTTAGAGAATTTTTTGGAAGTATTAATCAACAAGTGTACGAATTTATTAAAGGAAAACTAAATGGCAGTGCTAGCTGAAAATAGAGCGAGACTTACACTTGCACCTGGCGGTGCTTCTAATAGAAGTTCTCGCAATCAGTTTTACTTTAATGGACCGGCGAGTCCTCTGAGGCAACACAATGGTATACTGTTTCCTTATCAGCCTGATATAACTTACAGTCAAAGTGTAAACTACAGTCCTTATGATATGACACACACCAACTATACATTTAATGCTTATAGAAATACACCTAGTCCTACTATACAAATGACAGTACAATTTGCAAGTATTACACAAGAAGAAGGCGAGTACACACTTGGTGCTCTACATTTTTTACGCAGTGTTAGCAAGATGTTTTTTGGATTAGATGATCTAGGCAGAAATCCTAGTTCAGGTACTCCTCCTCCCGTACTGCGTTTTAGTGCATTTGGAGAACAACAATTTAACAACATACCTGTTGTATTAGAAAGTTTTAGTACAACATATGACAGTGGTGTAGATCTCAAAGATATTAACGGAACACAAGTTCCTACATTAATGAACTTCTTTATTGGTATGAGCATACAAATTAATCCTGACAGACAAAAGAGTGTGTATAGTACACACAATTTTATCAACGGGTCCGGATATAAACAAGGATTCATTTAATGGCAGTTGAATACAAAGCATCAAGCAGTTATAGTAATACAAGTGTTAACAGAAAATACTTAGATCTTTTTCAACCTGTAATTGTACAAGACGAACTTGATCAGGATCAGACAACAATGGTAATTCAACCCAAGCATCATAAAAGACCTGATCTGCTTGCATATGACCTATATGGCAATAGTAGACTATGGTGGATATTTGTACACTATAATAGAGATACTATCAAAGATCCTATTATGGACTTTAAAAGTGGAACAAAGATTCAAGTACCGAGAACATATAAATCATCAGGAAACAACTGATGCGATCAATATACCAAGATAATGTCCTTAACAAATACGACAACTACACATACAAATGGACCATGTATATGGTACATCCTGTTAACGCACATAAATTCGAAGCTAACATTGCACAAAACAATGTTGTGGTGATTGCAGAAAGTGGTGTTGAAAGTGAAATAAACATACAAAGTGTAGAACAGAATCTTGTGCTTGCTTTTAAAAAAGCCAAAGATCGCAATGGATTAGCAAACATGTTTGTGTTTAATCTAGTAGAACCAGGCGGCGCCACACTTTTCAATAGAATATTAGAAGGTGCAAGACGACTTAGAATAGAAAATCACTTGCATGCATGTTACCTATTAGAACTTCGATTCGTTGGTTATGATCAAAATGGTACTGCTACTAATAACATCGCAGGTCCTTTTTACTACATGACCACTATGACCAGTCTCACATTTGATTACAGAGAAGGTGCAACACAGTATACATCTAGTCTAGTAGAAACACATCAAGATGCTTATAAAACACTTAACTTATACACCAAGCAACAACTCACAGTGAATAGTGTAAACACATTTGGTGAATTTTTACAGCAACTACAAGAAAAAGTAAATGAACAAGAAAGAGAAAGTACTGCACTTAGTCCAAGTAAACTTTTTAGTACGTTATATAAATTTGGTGCAGTAGACGATACAGCAGAATGGCTCAACTGGAAATTTGGAGCCTCTGCTGCCAGTGGGGACACCAGTCTAAAAAGCACCAGTGTCACAGGTGATGGCACACTTACATTTACTTTTAAACAAGGCACAGGTATAAACACAGCAATTGTAGTAGCTCTGATGCAAACAGATAATTTTAGAAAAATGCCTACATTCGAAGGAGGCTTTCACAAAGATAATGCAGATGACGGAGAAGCAAAGGCACCAACTTTTGCAGAACTTAGCAGTTGGTTTGTTTTTGATAACGATACAGAATTCCTAAGATATGATCCAGTAGCTCGTTCTTATCAAAAACGCATCACATTCAATCTCAAAAAGTTTGCAACACAAGAATTAGTACATGATGCAATCAGTTATGAAAATTTAATATTCAGCAAAAATATTCAAGAAGACAGACTTAAAAAAATCATCAGAGAAGGACTGTTACGCAAACGGTTTGACTACACTCACACAGGATTAAACACAGAAGTCTTAAATTTAGATGTTAGTTTACACAACACTTATTTCCAACTTCAAGCTATTAATCATGGTAAAACAGAAAACAGAGCACAAGGATTTGCTGGTATGAGCGAAGATCAGCAACAGTTGTCTATACTACAAACTGATGTGCAAGAAATAAAAAGTGATCTTAATGCACTGAATGCAAGAAAAAACATACTAACTAAAGAACTAGAAAATTTAGATGAATATCAACTTGCTAGTGATGCAGGCGGGCAACAACAAGAACTTGCAGAAATAGATCAACAAATACAAAAGAAAGAAGAAGAATTAAGTTTAGCTTTGATAAGTGCAACTGAGTTGGAAAAAATACTTAATCAAGATATTAAAGGATCTAGATTACCGCCTGTTGCAAGAAGATACATAACACAAAGTGAAGTTAGAAAAAATAATAAAGCATTTGAGCAAAAAGGCGAAGACATGCCCACGGTGTTCGACACAGGCCCTGTCACAAGCAATGCTACTGTAGGACCTGATGATGGAGATACCGCAGGTGCTGCAATGTTGGGTGCAGTTGAACTAAACTTAAACAGTTTAAGTGATTTGGTTCAACAACAAATACAAGTTAGGGGAGATCCTTATTGGTTGGGCAGACCTAAGGGATCTGAATCGAGACTGGACGGAGCACAATATACCCGCGGCGGCTGTAACTATTTTTTAAATCTAAATTTTCCAACGTATCCTGATCACCAATCAGGATTAATGGATATCAGTGAACAAAACTTTGGAATAATTGGACTGTATCGTGTTACTAGAGTTGATGCTAGTTACAGTGATGGTCAATTTACAATGACACTGGATGCATTCAGAGACACAAACACTAATATTGGTCTAACATATAATATTCTTACTACAGGACTTATCGAAGAACAAGACACAAGAACACAAGCTGAGCGTTTTGCAGCCGAAGCGGATGCAGAAGAACCTCCAGAAGCTGACTTTGGTGCAGGCGGCGATACAACTGGAGATGAAACAGCTCCGCCGGCTAGTGCTGACGGCACAGGTGTAGTTACAGAAAGTCAATCAAGTGTAGCCTCAACAAGAAAGTTACCTATTGACCCTGAACTTAAATCTATACTAGCCAATGCAGGCGCCGCAGCTGGCGTAAATGTTGATGTTCGCAGCGGCGGACAAGATAGCAGTACAGGATTTACAGGAAGTTCCAGACACAATAATGGAATGGCAGCAGATGTAGCACTCAGAGATAGCACAGGAAGAAGACTAAGTTTAGACAATCCAGCAGATGTTCCTATCATACAAAACTTTATAGCACAAACCAAACGTTACGGTGCTACAGGTATTGGAGCAGGCAACGGATATATGGGAGATGATACTTTCCACATTGATATAGCTGATAGTGTAGGACAAGGAGCTCCAGGCTACTGGGGAGGACAACTAGACAATGGCACATATAGAGCAAGAAATGCACCGCCTTGGTTACGAGATATTTTTATAGGATAAAAACATGAGAAGAAGTGGATTAAACACATTTGCCCAAAGAGTTCCTGACAATTACAAAAATAAAGGTAATGTTTCAGGCTTCAGCAATTTTGAAGGATTGTATATTGGGAAAGTTATCGAAATTGTAGATGATAGATATGAGGGTTATTGTTATGTTGAAATTATAGGACAACAACAACTGTCTAGCACTACCGGCAACCCTGAAGATAGAAAAAATTATGTTAGATGTAGACGAGCTATGCCTTATGGCGGTAGCTATCAAGCCACAGATCACACAAGAAGCTATGGTATGAGCACACACCCGCCTGCTCCTGGAACAGAAGTTATAGTTGCATTTACAACAGAAAATCAAGAAGGCATCATACTTGGAGTTCTAGCAGATACAGGAAGAAATAGCAGTTATCCTGACAATGCTGCTAGTTTTGTACAAGGTGAAGAAAATTCAGTTGCTCCTACATTTGATCAAGGTGTAGGCAAGAGACAAGAAAAGAACACTAGACCTAGACATCCATTGGCTGGAGCACTTGCAAAACAAGGGCTACAGCTGGACAGTGTTCGGGGACTCAGTAGTAGCAGTGCTAGACGAGAAAGTCCAAGTAATGTGTTTGGATTTAACACTCCTAGCGGTCACAGTTTGGTACTTGATGATGGCACAGTAAGCAAAAGTGAAAGAAGTTTAAGTCCTGATCCTGACAGGCAAGCAGGTAACAGTAATTTAGTTAGACTGCGCAGTGCAGGCGGTGCTCAAATGTTGTTCAATGATACTGCTGGTATTGTTTATGTAATTAATCAAGCAGGCAACAGCTGGGTACAACTAAGCAGTGATGGTAAAGTTGATATATACAGTCAAGGTGATATCAGTATGCACACTGAAACAGATTTTAACTTGCATGTAGGCGGCGATTTTAATTTAGATGCTGAGTGTGTGAATATTAAATCCAGAGGCGAATGCGGAACAAAATTCGAAACTGTAACAGGTGAGTTTAATCTACACAGTGCTAAAGATATTAAATTTACCACAGACTTAAATCATCATCTGGTTGCCAAAGGCACAAGTAGAACAACTGCTCCATTGATAGATTTGAATGGTCCTGCTGCAACATCAGCAACAAAGACCACTAACAACAATATTACAGTTAACAAAACAGTAAAGCAAAGTATTACCAGCAGAGTTCCAGAAGCTGAACCTTGGGGAGGACATACAGAACAACAAACTCCTGTTGCAAGTTGTGCAAGTACTAATCTAGACCTTAGGGGTGTTGATATAGATCTCAGTAACATTAATAATACTAATACAGATTCTGCCAATCTTGTTGGACGTAGATCTGGTTCTGGAGTAACAGACGATGGGTTTGACAGTAATGCAAAATATCCAGAATATGCATCCCCGGGTACTAGTCCTAATTCAGATGACGAAAATGTTGCTATAATCTCAGATAATAATATCTCTGGAGTATTTGGCAGATCAGTAACTGAAGAAGAACAAAGACTTGGTATGCGACAAAACAATTCAGGGTATATATCTGTTAAAAGCGCCACACCAGATGAACTCAATGTTAATCCTAGAAAAGGGAGACCTTTTTAATGACACTCGAACAAGTTGATAGAAAGTTTCAAACTGTATGGGAAGATTTTGTTGTACAAAATACATCATTGTACAATACTCAGTTGCTACTATCAGATCTAACTGCAAGTGACGATTGTAAACTTACTGCACTTAATTTTAGTAGATATCACGGTTATGTAGGCACGGGCTACGGAGAAAGTTCAACTAGTGTTGGTGTAACTGAACAACAAGCATATGATCTTTGGGACAGTGAATTTAATAGATATCAAAAAATTGCAAAAAAACAATTACTATCCAAAAACATTGTACAAATGACCCAAACAATGTATGATGCACTTGTGTTGTTCAACTGGACAACAGGTAATATATTTTACAGTAATGCTACTGAAGGTCAGTACAACATGACCAACGCAATTTTAAGAAAAGACACAGATACAGTAGCAAATATGATGTCGAGAAGTGTTATGAACAAAGAAAAGTGTATGCGTTGTGCTAGTGTACTGAGGCTTGCAGACTACGGAAACAATAAAAACAGATCTTGGATGCGCACCAACGGCATATACTACATGAGAGATCAAAATGAAAAGAACTTGTTGACTGACGCACAACTCAAACGTGCAAGATTTGCATACTATGCAGAGACACTGAAGTTTTTGCCATTTACTCCTGAAAGTATTAAACGAGATATTGCTAAACGCTACAATCAAACACTAGTGAATCAAACATTCACATACAGCGGAACTAACACATTTACTATGGACACTAATTTTAGTATGGATCCAATTGAAAAACTGGAAGTAAGACTCAACGGAGAGATATTAGATCATTTATTTGATTTTACAGTGAGTGATTTAGTTGTTACTATCACAAAAAACATGACAAATGGCGATATTATACGTACTCAGATCAAAATATAAAAAGTAGCAGTTAATTTTGCCATAAATATTAGTATGGCAACATACATCGGATATAGCACAATAGACACAGTCACAGGCAGTAAAACATTGGAAGATGTTGATATTGCAAAACGTGACTTGATGAATCATTTTTACACTCGCAGAGGCGAACGTGTAATGAATCCAACATTTGGTAGCATACTACCTGAGTTGGTGTTTGAACCGCTGGATTATACAACAGAAGCAGAAGCACTAGACGATGTGAATAGAATAGTGACTAACGATCCTAGATGGAGAGTTATAGAAACACTATTGAACAAGCCCACCGAGCATACACTAGAAGTGCGTGTGAGAATGGAATATATTGATACAGGAACAGCAGAAGAACTGTTGTTAACATATGTAGGTGAAGAATAATGGCACAAGGCGCAAGACAGAGCAGTTTATTTGCTGCTGAAGATTTCAGCGTAGTGTACGAAAGTTTTAGTGAAGCTAATTTTCAGGCTTATGACTTTGAAACTATTCGTAACGCTATGGTTGATTATATTAACAACAACTATCCGGAAAACTTCAATGACTGGATCAACTCAAGTGAATTTGTAAGTTTGTTAGAACTTATGGCTTTCTTAGGTCATAACTTAGCATACAGAGCAGACTTAGCCAGCAGAGAAAATTATTTAAGCACAGCAGAACGCAGAGAAAGCGCCTTACGTATTGCTGACTTCTTAGGATATACACCTACTAGAAATGTTGTTGCCAACGGATTTTTAAAGATAGACAGTGTGAGAACAAACGAGCCTGTGTTTGACACAAACGGTAACAGTTTAGCAAATATATCAGTGCAATTTGATGACACAACTGATCCCAACAGTTATAAAAACTTTTTAACTATTATGAACAGCATGTTTCAAAGCAGTAGTCAGTTTGGATCTCCTTATAGTAAAGTTACAATAGGTGGTGTGAGCAATGAAATTTACAGAACCAGCAGTGTAAACAATATAGCAACTCGCAATTTTCAAAACAGAATCAATAACAAAAATGCCACATTTAGTTTTTACAGTAGCAAAACTACTTCACAGAACACAGTGATTGAAAAAACACCTGATCCTTACAGTGTTGTTGATTTGTTGTACAAAAATGACAACAGCGGTAATAGCAGTTCAAATACTGGATTTTTTGTAGGATTCAAGCAAGGTGCAATGGAATACAAAGACTTTAATATCACAAATGGTTTATCAAATATGGTACTTGATATTAATGTAGACAACATTGCAAATGGAAACATATGGGTACAAACAATCGACGAAGTAGGACAAGTACAAAAAAATTGGACAAGAGTTGATAAGCTGTTTGGAAACAGTGCTATATTTAACAGCACCAGTAATGCTATCAGAGATATTTACAGTGTTGCTAGCAGAGAAAGTGATCAAGTTAGTATTGTATTTGGCGATGGAAGTTTTGGAAATATTCCACGTGGTAACATTAGAGTTTGGTATCGCACAGGACTAAATGAATCTTATAGCCTTAATCCTGATACATTTAATAGTACAAGTATGAACATTGATTATCAAGGAGCTGATGGTAATACATACAATGCACTTTTTACTCTCAGTTTGAAGAATAATGTAACCAACGCTAGCACAAGAGAAAGTGTTGCTAGTATCAAAGCCAATGCTCCAAGATTCTTTGCCGCACAGGACAGAATGGTTACTGCTGCTGATTACAGTATTTTTCCTGTAACAGTAAGTGAAAATATTCGCAAGATTAAAAGTATTAACCGTGTACACAGTGGTCACAGTAGATTCCGTGACTTATATGATCCTACAGCAACTTATAATGATGCAACACAATACACAGACGACGGTTATGTGTATGAAAATAATGTGACCAACAGAAGTCTTGTTAGTTTGCCTAACTCGTTGAATGGTGAACAGATTTATAAAAAGTATATTAGACCAATGCTGGGCAATGCAGAAGTTAAAAACTTTTACTACACAAGACAAGGTTACACAAGCACAACGTTTAACAGCAATTCAGATTTCAATAATACAACAAGTGGCATTGTGTTTAGAAATGCAACAGAAACAGACATCACCGGAGTATTCCGCTGGAACCAAGTTACAAAAGCAAGTGGAAGTAGCAGTGGATATTTTACCAAAGACAGTATTGTACAGCGTACCGGACTTGTGCAAACCAACAGTTTGAAAAAAGCAAGTTTAAACAGCTTGGTAGAATTTATTAGTGCGCCTTATCAGATGGGGTATGTAAAAACTATCACAGTGGTAAACGGCGGCACAGGATACACAGGCATACCCACAGTTACAGTTAACGGCGTTGGATCAGGCGCAACAGCTACAGCCACAGTTACAAGTGGCACAGTCACAGCTATTGCAATTACCAATGCAGGAAGTGGTTATGAAAACGGTACTACAGTTACAATCACAGGTGGCAGCGGAAGCAATGCCACTGCTAAAGTAACACTAGCTGACAGTAACACACAGTGGGTTAAAGTTGATAGACTTTACAAAGATGGCTTGGGTGATGACACAGCAGACGGTATTCCAACAGGAAATGACAACACAGGCAAAGGTGCTGTGGTGCTGAGTGGTGTAGTAGAAGATGGTGCAAGAGTTAGACGTATTGTTCCTGTGTTTGCCAAAGACTTTACAGACACAATTAAAACACAAGTTGTAAACAAGATAGATTCAAAAGTAAGTTTTGCACTGAGATATAACAGTGACACACAACAGTGGCACATCATTGAAAGCGGAGATATTCCTGCTAACACAACCACACTGAATGCAGTGAGTAGTTGGAGTAGACAGTACGAAGGTAATACAGGCGGCACTGGCATAGACAACAGTTGGCTTATACGCTTCAACTATAGCAGTACACAATGGGAAATACTTACTCGCAAAACACAAATGGTATTTGGCAGTAGTGCTAAACTTAAATTTAGCAACTTAAACTTCAACAGTACATTCAGCAGTGAAACACAAAAACCTCTCAGAGATTGTTTGAAAGTGTTGAGAATAAATCCTGTTAGTGAACTAGATTCAACTGCTTTAGGCAGAGACTATAAGTTTAATTTGTTTGGATATTTTGTATATCAAGATGGCTACACAGATCCTCACAATGTGAGAGTTACACTTGCTGATCCTAACAACGGAGACTATCCTACTAATCCAGAAGCATTCAACAATGTATTAGCTGGACAAACTATTAAACTAGGAACAAAAACTGTAGACGGATTTGACTATGTGTGTTATGATGCCAATGGTACTACAATTGTAAACGGTAAAGCTAATTTGCACACACAGTATGACAGAATCAGTGACATCAACAATGTAATTGATCCTGCTATTACAAACATTGTAGACACATATGTATTAATGTCAAGTTATGATAGACAGTTTAGAACTTGGACAAAATATGATGGCAGAACAGAAACTAAACCGAATCCGCCAACTATTAGTGAACTTACAAATATGTTTGAAGTATTAGAAACTAAAAAGAGTATTAGTGATCAAGTTATTTACAGACCAGTTAAGTATAAAATACTATTTGGTGATTTGGCTAGTAGTGAACTACAGGCTAGATTTAATGTAACTAAAACTGCAAACAGTACACTCAGTGACACTGAAGTAAAACAGCAGGTAATAAGACTTATCAATGATTACTTTGCAGTTGAAAACTGGGACTTCGGTGAAGACTTTTACTTTACTGAAATGGCAGCATATATTCACAATAACATGATTGGCGAAATAAGTCAAGTTACAATTCAACCAGTTGGCAATAGCACAGACACCAAAGAACTATTTGAAATAACTAGTGCAGGAGACGAACTATTTCTTCCTGTAGTTGAAGCATCAAACATTATTGTGTCTAACAGTATTGTTTCCAACAGCACAACAATAGCTGAAAGCACTGGAGTATCTTACCAATGAGCGAACGCAGTCCACGACCTATAAAGGCGCCGATGATCACAAGACCGGGTGAGTCTAACGAACACTTTGGTACACGCAATATCTCAAACTTTTTACCAGAGATATTTCAAACACAGGTCAACAGACAGTTTTTAGATACTACTATGGAGCAATTGCTCAGTAGCGGTAGCTTACAGCCTATCAAGAACTATATAGGACAACAGTATCTTAAAAATACTGTAGCTGACAACTACATCGTTGATGATAGAAGCAATGACACATACCAGTTTACACCTGGACTTGTAAACAAAGATACAGATCAAAACATACAAGGTGCATTGCCCTATGATGATCTTATTAACGCAATGAAATTCAATGAAGTTGATGTCAACAATCACAACAAAACATTGAATGAAACTGCTTATACATTGGACTTGCCAATTAACTATGATATGTTTATAAACTATCACAAGTACTTTTGGCTGACTGATATTCTTCCGCCATGTAGTTTAAGTGCAGTGCTTGCTAATCCTATTGACATTGACACTATTATTGGCAGAACTTCTTATACTACACCTACACTAGTGAATGGTAAAACTCTCACACTACAAAACGGTATGAGAATTCGATTTACTCAATCTCAGTTTACTGAATTTACACAAACAGTTTCTGGTAATACAACATTCACAGTGGGTGCTTATTCTAACACTGTAAAAGTTTTTAAAAATAATCTAATACAAACGGTTACAACTGATTATACATATAACACTAATACTGGATTGATAACATTTACTACTGCACCAGCAGTAAACGATGTAATACGAGTAACTAATTTTCATTCTTATAGTACAAGTGGGAATTATGAAGTTGACAGCATTTATATTGTGGATGGTGTAGGCACAGGTATTAAGTTAACTAAACAATACGAAGCAACTAGATATAATCATTATGCAAGACATTTTATTAATACAGCGATTTATGATACTCAGAATAGAAATGACTTTGTAGAAACTCCTACGACATTCAGCTTTGATCCTACTGATACGGATCAATACAAAAACACAAAGCGTGACTATGTTGTTGAAGAGAGATGGGC